TTCTTACGCTAATGGTATACGTAACAACTTGTACCCTATTGACCAGAACTATACAAAGCTACAACTCAACAGCATGGTGTCTAACGATATCGAGACCGTAACCATCAACGGCTTGACCTAACACACACGCCCACTTCGGTGGGCTTCCCTAATCAACAGGAGGCCCTATGGCTAACCCCGTAACTCTCGCAGAAGTGCAACAGCACCTGCGGCTTGGCACTCTTGACACTGCCGAGCAAGCCGAGATCACACTGATGGTCGACGCGGCCACTGAGCACGCCGAGGCGTTCTGCAATCGTGGCTTCCGCTCAGGAACAAAGACCGAGCAGTATGACGAGTTTCCATCGTCTGATGCTACTGCTTTGGTACTCTTTGCCGACGCTCAAAGCGTGAGTAGTGTGTCTTACTATGACACAGAAAGCGCTGAGCAATCTTACGGCACGACCCGTCTCGTTAATCGTGGCGGGCGCTCTTACATCTACCCCGCGTTCGGATCGGAATGGCCGACCGACTGCGGCAACAAGCCCTTCAACATCACCGTCACATACGTCGACGTGGATGAGTCGTCGGTGCCGTCTTCAGTCAAGTCGGCTATCTTGTTGCTTGTGGGTGACATGTACGAGAACCGTGAGAACTCGGTTACCGGACAAGGCGTAACACACGTCAAGATGTCCTTAACGGCGGAGCGCTTGCTCACTCCCTACAAAACACGCCTAGCGTAAGGGGGAGACATGCGAGCCGGACGACTCCGACACAAGGTTACGCTGTTCGCACCAACTTCATCAGTGACTGCACTGGGTGAGATTGAGACAGCACACACCAGCCTCGGTACATACTACGCTGAGGTTATTTCCAAGACCGGAACAGAGACTAAGGATCAAGACACCCTAGTCTCCGCGACGGCCTACACAATACACATGCGATACAACAGCTCTGACTTGGTTGACATACCCCCGGCTGCCTACCTCGTGTTCGAGGGACGCAACTTAAAGATTCTGTCGATTGCACAAGCGGATCACCGTAAGCGCATGCTAACACTAACGGCGGAGGAATCTCGATGAGTTTACCTACTGCTATACGAACCGCGTTACTCGGTAACTCCGAGCTTAACGCTGTTACAGGTGACCGAGTTTATTATCTACGGTTCCCACAGGACGACACACAACCGGCCGTGGTTTATCGCCCGCTTGAAAACGTCCAACTAACGACACACGCTGGCACTTCGGTGCTACTCGAGCCAGAAGTACGGCTCACCTTGAGAGCTGAACGCCTGTCTCAAATCGAGACCATGCGTCAGGCTATCATTGACCAGTTCATAGCACCGGAAGTTGCGCTCGACGGATACGCCGCTGCGCACGCTCAGATCAATGATCTGGGTGCGGAGTATGACGACAAGCTGCGTGTTTATCATCACTTTATTACTCTCAATTTGCAAATGAGGACAAACTAATGGCTATTACTGCACCATTCCACGGTCGTACTACAGAGTTCCACATCACGACTTCGATCTCTGGCACTATCTCTGCATCTACCAAGGTTGCAGAGGTTGACGACATCTCAGCCCTTGAGCTGAGCCGTGCCACTGTTGACCTGCTGTCATACGGCGACGACGATATGCGAAAGCTTGTCGGTGCTAAGGACAACGGTTCTATCACTGTATCACTCAACTGGTCACCCGGTGACACTGACCACGACGCGCTTGCTACTGCATTCGTTGACGGTACATTGGACACATACGCTATCCAGTGGGTATCAGGCGCCGAGACTGCACGCGCAGACTTCTCTGCTTTTGTTACTAGCTACGGCGTAGCTCACCCCAAGGAAGACAAGGTCGCTTGCACCATCGAGCTGACCATCTCAGGTCCAGTTACTTTTGACTTGACACCTGCATAAGGTACTGGGGGCTTCGGCCCCCTTATTTTTGAATGAGGAGAAATTCATGGCTTTACTAGGTAAGAAAGATATTCTGGGATGCAACGACATTCCAACGGATGTTGTCGAAGTCCCACAATGGGGTGGACACGTCAAGGTTCGCGGCATGACTGCTGGAGAGCGTGACAGGTTTGAAGACATGATCCGTACACAAGGTTTAAATGCATTACGTGCTACTGTCGCCGGTATGTGTATCATTGACGAAGATGGCAAGCGACTGTTTACCGACATCGAGATCAACAAGCTGGGCGAGAAATCTGCTGAGGCTTTGGACGTTGTTGTGGAGGTTGCTTCGCGGTTGTCAGGGCTCACACCAGAGGACGCTGATTTTCTGGAAAAGAACTAAAGGGCGATTCGACTCGGCTGTTCAAGTTCAAGCTGGCCGGTCATCTTGGGATGACGGTGGGACAGATCAACGAGCAGATGTCGGCCAAGGAGCTGACTGAATGGATGATCTTCTACACGATCGAACCCTTCGGACCGGCCCGTGAGGACTACCGAGCCGCCCTTCAATGTAGCATTACTGCAAGCGCTGCGGGTGCCAAGACGCAACCGTCTGACTTCATACCCATGTGGAGCTTTGCAGAAGAACAGCAAGCACGTCTTGAACAAGAAGAACAGGAACGCTTCTCGAGACAACAGGAAGCGCAGATGGCCATACTAAAAGCAATGATGGGAGCATCGACCAATGGCAAGACGTGAGAAGTTTGAAGTACAAGGACTTAAGGAGCTGCAAAAACAGCTCCGCGAGTTCGATACAGATATAATGAAGAGCGCAACAAGACGCGCAGCACGGGACGCAATGAAGCCCGTAGAAGAACGAGCTAAAGACCTCGTACCCGTTGACAAAGGTTCACTGCGTGACTCAGTGAGTTTATCCGCAGGGTCAACCGACCAAGGACAGCAAAACAGAGTAGCATGGGCTGTCGTCAAGGCGGGTGGACGTGGTCAGAAGGATGCCGACGGCAGGATGCCGGGGCAGTATGTGCTATCTATGCACTATGGTAATTCAAAGGGTGATGAAGAAACACCGTTCCTGTTGGATGCGTTTGAGCCCCACGCTCAAGACATCGCGAACGACTACCGGAAACACCTGCAAACTGAAACCGAGAAGGGCGTCAAGAAGATGGCGCGCCGAGCTAAGAAGAAAAAGAGAGGCTAAAAATGGCCGGACCAATCGCAACACTACGCGTCATGCTATCGGGCGACGACGCAGAATTACGCAAGGCCCTAGGAAGCTCCGATAAAGCAACTAGGAAGTGGGCACAAGCCCAACAGCGACGCAACGCTGCGGTCGCTAAGACATTCAAGAACATCGCAAAAGCCACAGCCACTGTCGGCGTGGCAGCTACTGCTATGACGGTTAAGGCCATCAAGGCCACTGACGAGCTGGCTAAGCAAGCACGTACAATCGGTGTGACTGTAGAGAAACTACAGCAGTACACCTTCGCCGCTGAGCGTTCTGGAGTCTCCACCTCGGAGATGGTTAAGGGTCTGCAACAGTTCAACAAGTTTGTAGGTCAAGCCGCACGGGGCACAGGAACCGCTAAGAAGGCTTTCGAAGACCTCGGCATCCCGCTCCGCGACAACGCAGGGACACTAAGGAATCAAGACGAACTGATACGTGACTTTGTAGAGTCACTGTCCACAATCGAGAACCCAATGATGCGAGCTGGACTTGCGTCTGACGTCTTTGGACGTGCCGGTGTGAAACTACTGCCGATGATGAAAGGTGGTGTTGAAGGCATGGACGCACTCATGGCCGCAGCGACCAGCCTCGGTACGGTGATGGATAACGAGACAGCCGCTAAAGCTGAGGTGCTGAACGACAAGCTAGACACACTGAGCGAGGCGATCAAGACGTCATTGTACACGACCCTTGTGAACTTGGCAGACCAACACCAAGAGACATTTGCTCGCATGGTTGACATCACACAGGCTGGTATCACAGCCATCGGGGGTATTCTCCGAGGTGTTCAAGCTTCGATCTTGTTGTTCGAATCTTTGTGGGCTCGCGCTATGGGAACCGGAGCTAAGTTGCTACAGGACTTCGGCAGAGGTGTCACTAACTTCGCAACCACGTTAAAGATGCGTCTCGAACTGGGCGCTGTTAATATGCAAATCGGTGTCCGTAAGATGATGGGCGCTGCTGTGAAAGCCGCTGAGGCTGGTAAGAAACTGGCTCCAGAATGGGTCCGTTCGTTCCTAGGATGGGACAAGCAGGGTGAAGGCTCTGGCCAAGATGCTGTAATCAAAGGACTTGAAGCTCGCGCTGAAGGTATCCGTCAGGGTATCCGCTCGGTTACTGATGCCGGAGCAGGCGCAGAGGATTCTCCTTTGGTTAAGTTCTTGTTAGGCATGGCCGACGAACTTGAGTCTGACGCCTTCGAAGCGGGCAACAAAGGAGGCGCAGCGTTTGCTGAGGCTTTCCGACAGGCCACTCAAGGCGGGTTAGGAACTCAGGTCAGTGAAGGTATCGACGCACTTGGACCAGCTCCTACAATGACTGACGACGGCGCTGCTGTGTCTGATGCTAACAACAAGATAGCGTCCGAGCAACAAGAGCAGATGGACAACGAAAGGAAGCTGGTAGACACACGTCGTAACACGATGAAGATGACCCTCGGCTTCTTACAGCAACAGGTGAAAGGTGGATCGGCGGCCGCTAAGGTTCTGATGGCCGGCATGACTGCTCTCAACATCGCTCAAATTATGTCGAACACTGAAGTCGCCAAGATGCGCGCTCTAGCAGAGCTTGGTCCTATCGCTGGTCAACCCATGGCCGCAAGTATCCAAGCCCAAGGAATGATCTCTGCCGGTATCGCAGCCGCTCAAGGTATTCAGGGTATGTTCCACGACGGTATCGACAACGTACCTAACACCGGAACTTACCTTCTCGAGAAGGGCGAGCGTGTCGTTGACCGACGTCTAAACGAAGACCTAACGCAAGCCCTAGCGGCTGGTGGCGGCGGTGTGGGTGGTGGTTCTAATACCCTAAGCATCAACGTCAACGGCGTCAGCGACGCAGAAACCATTAACCGTGTCATCAGTGAGCAACGACCTCAATTCGAGCAGATGCTCCGTGACATTAACTCAGACAACGCAGGACAAGGACTACTCTAAATGACTTTCCCTACAGACTTCATGCCAGACAGCCCGAAGCCTGCTTCGTTCAAGTTGGACCGTATGGTTAACGTACTCCGGAGTGTGCCCATAACGGGCGCACACAAGGCCCAGACCCGTCAAATCGGTGAGGGCTACTGGGAGTGTGACCTCGATTACAACCCAATGAAAGAAGAACACTTCGGCCCCTTGGTATCCTACCTAAACCAGAAGAACGGTATGCACGATTCATTCGGTGTGCTGGTCCCCAACTTCGACCGACGTGGTGACGTCACCGCTTCAGGTAACTATATCAGCTTGAGCAACGGCAAGTGCGTACAGATTCAGTCTCCGGGCTCCCTAGCGGCTCCCTCAGACATCTTTGTAGCTAGCACTAATCCGAACACCACTATGACGTTCTCTAACGGCCTTGCGCTAACTAGTGGCGTCCCGGTGGCGGTATACTTCGAAGCTAGCTCTGTCGTTAGCACAGCCACGGTCCAGCTGTTCACCTCGAACACAGGAACCATTGGCTCTAACGCCTCGAGCGAAACGTACAACGTCAAAGAAGGTCGTAACTTCTTCTGCTTGACGCCTACCCAGTCGGGTAACCTGTACGTTAAGATCGCCCACGGCACTACAGCTGGCTTTACTGGCTGGCAGATCCACGAGGGTCTGCAGGTTGGTGTGCAGACAACTGCAACCGCCCCTGATGTACAAGCGTCGGATGCTGGTGCGTACTATCTGCCCGGACCCGTGGCAGCGATGCCCGTGAGTCTGGACTCGAACAAGTTCTCTACCACATATGGCAAAGACTCCTTTATTAAGATCAAAATTGGACTAATTGAGAGACGATAAAATGATTACAGTGACGCCGGCTACACAGGCCATACTCGAGTCGGACCAGATCCGCTCGTGCTATCTCGTCGCTCTACCTAGTCTGTATCTGACTACTGCCCCTAGCGATTTAAGCTGGGGCGGTAACACCTACACCTCCAACGGCACACTGTTAAAGTTGGATGGCCGTGCAGCTACAGGTGAGGTAAGCGCCAACACATTTAAACTAGAACTAGACAACGCAGACAGAACAGCCCTGTCAATATATGGAAACGGAAACTATCTCGGGTTGCCTGTGTCTGTCTTTTACGGTCTACTGGACGAAGACGGGCAACTCATACCCGACCCAGTAGAATACTTTGCAGGAATATTCGATGGATGGAGTGTAAAAGAAACAACATCCGCATCTACACTGACAGTGACGGCCAAGTCTCACTGGGCAGCATTCGAACGAAAAGCGGGACGGTTCACTAATCAATCGTCTCAACAAGAGGTTAACCCCACCGACACATTTTTCGATGCGTCGCACGAAGACAAGACAATATACAAGTGGGGTAATTTAAACTAAGGAGAGGACCATGGAACTTTTACTCCCATTACTCGTGGTCGGCACTACGCTGCTTACAGTAGCTTTTCTAGACATTTTGGTCTACGCGGCACTCGCACTAACCGCTGCGTCCACTGTCTATTCATACCAGCAACAACAGAAAGCCGCAAAAGACCAGCTAAAATCAGGCGGCGTGGAGATCACACGACAAGACAGCAACGCAGGCTTGACAATCATTTACGGCGAGCGAGCCATTGGTGGTGTGAAGGTCTGGAAAGACGTTAGCCGTAGCACCTTTGCGATCAACGCCGGGCGCACTGTGTTTGGACAGGGTGACGCAACTGACGGTGTCGGTAAAACCTTCAAGCTTAACGCATGGCTAAACCGTATTGACGTACTTGGTCAGGGACCAGTGCACGGCATAACGAACATTGAGATCGAGGACGACTCGTACCAAGCACCACGCTTTCGTAAGCGCAACCACGCTATCTACCGTGGTGTCTTCATGGACGGCAGCGACACACAGTCGGCCCTAACAGAACTAGCAAACAACTCTGATTGGAAGGCTAGCAGTACCGGTACTGGTGTTGCTTACATGTACAGCCGATTCAGGGGCGGACACTACGGCAACGACAAACTCGACCGCTACTTCAGTGGCGAGCCTATGATGCGCTACCACGTCAAGGGTAGGCTCATTTGGGATCCTCGAGACGTCGCTCAGAGTTCATCGGACTCTAGCACTTGGCTTTGGTCAGACAACCCTGCCTTGTGTCTTCTGGACTACTTGACGCAGCCTTACGGCCGTAACTTAGACTACTCGCAGATTGACATTGAGTCGTTTAAAACGGCAGCTGATTCCTGCGACATACTAGTTAGCGTGCCTAGCACAAACAACGAAACAGGCTCCACCATACAAGTGTGGGATGCTGAGCTTGGTGAATACGTTAGTGTGCCTACAGGTGGTACAATACCGGGGTTCCGTACGTGGCAGTTTGGGACTGTGCAAAAGCGCCTGACCTGTAACGCCGCACTTGATCCCTCTAGCACTGTTCTAGAAAACGTGAAGATTCTTTTGCAGTCAATGCGAGGCACTCTGCCGTATCATAACGGCACTTACTCGCTTAAGTTGGAAGATGTTGAGCCTACATCTATGTCGTTCACTGAAGACGACATTGTCGGTGGCATCAGCTTCTCGGACGGAGACCGATCTAAACGGTTCAACCGCACTACGGTCGTGTTTAAGAACCGTAACAAGAAATACAAAGAAGATCGTGTTAGCTGGCCTGCGCTGGACTCCGCGGAGTACGCTACGCTTCTCGCTGAAGACAACGACGAAGAGTTATTCTTCGAAGTGGGTCTAGACGCTGTCACAGACTACTACCAAGCCGAAGACCTTGCTGAGTTCATTACGTTAAGCTCACGCGAGCAACTGTCGGCAGGTATGAAGGTAAAGTCAAAGGGTATGCTGCTTGAGCCGGGTGACGTCATTGAGGTGACGCACGAAACGCCCGGATGGTCTGCCCGTAAGTTTAGAGTACGGTCTGTCAAGGTCAACGTCGACCAGACAGCTGACTTATCACTTACAGAGTATAACGCTAGCACATACACATGGCGTGACACTTCACAGGAGCCTGTGCAAGAAGACATTGGACTGGCGTCACCATTCGATGACAAACTGCCCGTGACCAACTTAGCGGCTACGATCACCCGCACAGATACAGCAAGCGGAGTCCCACAAGGACTGGTCGATCTAACCTTCACAGCACCCGCTGATGAAGCTGTTCGCGAGTACGTTGTGCGCTTCAAGCCCACAGGCACATCCGTCTGGATCGAGAACCTGTTCCCACCGACAGCCAGTGAAGAAACAGGTGCTGTTGCGGTTCAGTTCTTAGCACCACAGCACGACACCGTGTATGACCTTGAGGTCAATTACTTCGATGTTGGTGGTATGTTAGGTGAGTCCGCAGTCAGCTCGTTTACGGTTCCTGAGTATCGTACAGACCTAGATCTCGATCTAAACACAATCGAGACTGAGGTAGGTGAGATTTTAGAGCGTGAAAGTGGTGGTGAATTCATCCCGTCGAACCTGTCGGACCTCGCGCTGTACTACAAGAACAGCGAGTTAACGCTACAGTCCAACATTGACGGTGTGTCAACCAGTCTGTCAGGAACAGACGCCACAGTCACGGCCTTACAGAGTCAGCTTAACACTGACGTCGCTGCGCTACAGCAAGATGTTACAGACGCAGAGAGCTACGCCGATGCACAGGTGGCAGTTTTACAGGGTCAAGTAGATGGCATCAACACGACAATCGGTGACATTACGGCTTCAACTGCTGACGTATATCTACAAGCAGCGGCGCCTGTTGCAGGTGTATCTGGTGTTCCTGATCCTATACCAGCAAACTCTCGCTGGTACGACTCCGATGACGCTAACCACCCTTACGTTTGGGACGGTAGCCAGTGGGTGTCAATTAAGGACGGACAGACCGCAGACAACCAAAGTCGTATTGACCTGTTAGAAGCAACAGTTAACAATACCGAAACTGGTGTAGATGCAACAGCGTCAGCGCTCGACGTACTAGACGCCTCGGTCGTTGTTTTAGACGGCGAAGTGGTAAGCCTCAGCGGTGCGGTTACTGACTTAGAATCTACGGTTAATGATCCAGAAACCGGAGTAGTGGCTAATTCATCAGCGATAGAGAGCTTACAGACACTGACGACCGCACAAGGTGACTCAATAACCTCGCAGTCGACAGCGATTACAGAGCTTGAATCCAAGGTCGAACCAACGCAGACAATCTACGCCGACGACGCTGTAGCTGGTAATGTACCAAACAACGCGACACTAAGCACAGCACTTGTCACGACAGCCACAATCGACACTGGTGGACTTGTTGGCTCAGGTTATCTAAGCATCCAGCTAACTAACGCAAACTCCACAGAGGACGTTAGGGTTGGTTACAATGGTGTTGAGCTTGGACAGTTCCAATCTGGCGACACTGACTCTGACGATCAGACTTTGTGGTTCAGTACTCCGATCACTATTACGGATGGAGATCAAACTGTTGAGGTTTGGAACACACCAGCCTCCTCACTAGTAATCACGCTTGACGCTATCGTTATTGCGGTCGGCGGCTTGGGTGATCCTTCAACCGCTTCGGCAACCAGTGGGTTACGCACTCGCGTGTCTTCTTCTGAAGACTCCATAGTGGCCAACGCAGACGATATTAGTCAGCTACAACTAACTGTTAACGATCCAACGACCGGCGTGTCTGCTACAGCTTCGGCTGTAAGCGGATTAATCACAACAGTGGAAGCCAACGAAGACGGTGTGGAGGCTAACGCGTCCGACATCACAGCACTACAGCTTACGGTTGACGACCCCGCAAACGGAGTCGCTGCGAACGCTGGTGCTATTGGCGGCCTGTCTACTCGAGTAGAGGCTAACGAGGACCAGATAACGTCACAGGCGTCTGACATAACATCGCTCAACGCCGACCTGAGTTATCGTACAGAGTTCCTTGACGAAGCTGACGACGCTGTGCTCGGTGAAGATGGCGCAGAGTTCGAACTCGAGAACGATCCCGGTGCTGTTGCAAGCGCAAGTGCGCGCGCTAACCAAGTGCTCGACGTACGTGTGACTGCAACGGAGCAAGAGATTGACTCCCAGTCCGTAGACATCACTACGCTACAGTCTAGGGCCACCGACGCTGAGACAGGTTTGGCTGGCAACGCGGCAGCGCTGACTGCGTTGACGACACGGGTCAACATTAACGAGGATGACATTGTCGTTCAGGCGTCTGATATTGCGGCGCTACAGGGTGACATCACAGACCCAACGACCGGTCTGCTAGCCAATGCTAACGCTCTTTCTGGGTTGACGGTACGTGTGTCCAACACAGAGGACGGCGTTACGACCAACGCACAAGACATTACAGCGTTAGAGACAGCTGTGACTGACCCATCTACGGGACTCACAGCGAACTCCGTGGCCATCGGACAACTAGACTCACGAGTCGTCGTCAACGAGGGTGCTATCGGTGCGCAGTCAGTGGACATATCGGCCCTTCAAAACACAGTGGACGACCCCGACACAGGTGTGGCTGCTACGTCAGTAGCCTTGTCAGCGCTCAGTTCTCGTGTTGTGGTTACTGAGGACGCCATAGCCAGCTCCTCGTCAGACATCACTACGTTGCAGAACCAGATCGCTCCGGCGAGTGTTGTGCATTCGAGTGGTCCCATTGACGAGCTAGTTGACGCCGCGTCGTCTAACCTAACAGGACTGGTCTACAACTTCACACCAGCCGGCGACGTACCCCTCGGCACAGGCTACTTACACGTTCTAATCGACGGCGCAGATACTGATGATGACTTCCGTGTCGGTTACAACGGAACGGAAATTGGTGGTGCTCAGGTTGACTCTGTACAGAACAACAACTCTGAACAGTGGTTCACCTTTGCTGTACTGACGACCACAGGTCAGCAGACAGTGGCAGTATGGAACCCTGAGGAAACCGCAGGCCACGTTAAGGGTATTGTTCTTACGTACGGCGGTGTTGGTGACCCTGAAGGTGTTTTCCGAGGTGACGAGAACACTGGAGACATTGCAGTCACGTCGGCCGCTGTTACAGCACTACAATCCACTGTGTATGCAGAGGATGGTGTGACAGCTGCTTGGTCTTCTGATATAACCTCACTCAATAACTCAATATCTGGTGACGGTGGTCTT